TAGTATATGATACTATAGGATCAGTCAGACTAGAATAACCATAAAACTCTGACATTGTATCAGGTTCTCCAAATCCTGCATCATTAGATAATGTACCTAATGAAACATTTGTATCTGTATCATTCCCATTTATTTCCTGATTAATTTCAGCTCTTAATCTTAATTGTCCACTTGAAGGTACTGCCATAATAAAATTTTAAATATTTTCTGCTTCTATAATAAAATCAGCTTTTTCTTTCAGATGATTATAACAAAATGCATAGACATCTGTACTATTTTGTATATCATTAAAATCTAAAGGATGCCATTTTTGCCAATTTATAGTTTTGACTACTTTTCTTGCATAGTTTCTATCATCCTCATTTTCATATAATGCAATTATCATAGCTACATGCCATAGCTTATTATCAGGTCTGTTTCTTTCACTATGCACACCACATGAGTTTATTGCTAAAATATGATCTTCATATGTTTCATCAGGATCATCTACCCATTCACCAGTTTTTCTAGTCATGGTAACCTCTTTACCTCTATTTTCATAGTTTGGATCATCTTCAGGAACATCCTCAGGTATTGTAACAGTATACTCCTCCTCACCAGTTTCTACATATTTTTTAAATACAAATTTACCTTTTAATGCCATTTTATTTATTTTTTACAATTATTACATTTATTACTTAATTCTTTAACAGCTTCAATCAATAATCCAATAAGACCATTATAATCTACTGCTTTAAAGCTATCCTCATTTTTAAGACTATCAATTTCTCTTACAAGCTCAGGCATTACCTTCTCTAACTCTTGTGCTATTATACCACCTGATCTTTTATCTTCTCTATCTATCCAGTCAAATGTTACACCTTTTAATTGGTGTATTTTTTCTAATGGATTTTCAATTACTCTAACATTTTCTTTTAATCTTTCATCAGATGGTGTAGTTGTAGAGTATGCTATCACATCTCCATCAGCATGGAAATCTCCATCAGCTTCAAATCTAAACTCATTAGAACCATTTATATAAAGGTCTATTTGAGTATTATCAGTAAACTCCATGTAATCTGTAGAATCAAGACCAATATACTGAACTGCTCTAAGATCTGATGCTACTTTTGCTGCTGTTACAGCATCATCAGCAATCATGTCTGTAGCTACTTGAACTTCACTAATAACACCTGCACTAACTGCACCTAATACTCTATTTGCAGTTGTAGTGTCTTGTATTTTTGCATATGTAACATTGTCATCTAAAATCTTAGCTGTTACTACAGCATCATTTGCTATGGTTAAAGCAGTTGCACCAGTAACATCTCCACTATGTGTCTGATTATAAAGATTAGTAGATCCTTGTGTTAAATTATCACTTGTCTTAGTTGCTAGTTGTGTGTCCCATCTTGTTGTTGTGTAATACAAATTAGCAGCCTCAGTTATATCATCTGTATCTAGTGAAATGTTAGCTGATCCATCAAAAGAAACTCCACTAATAGTTCTTGCATTTGCTAAAATTGTAGCTTCTGCTGCCAAAGTAGCTGTAGCTGCATTTCCAGTAGTTGATCCTGATGAACCACTTGTGTTCCCAGTTACATTACCAGTTAAGTCTCCAGTAACATTACCAGTTAAATTTCCAGTTATAGCACCTGTTGCGCCAATAGTACCTACAGATATATTTGGAGTTCCAGTTAGTCCTGCTGCTGTTGTAGCTGCTATACCTAAACTATCTACATATGTTTTGGTTATGTGTGCTTGTACTTCTGATTGGCTAGCACCAGTATAAGTAAATACACCAGTTCCATTATTATAAGAAAAAGAACCATCTCCACCTGCATCTGTTGCAGATAAGTCAGTTAATGCTAATCCACTAACAGTTGAGGCTACAGTTAAAGTCCCTCCTGCATCATCATATGTAAGAGATATTCCACTACCTGCTGTCATTAAGGTATTAACCTGATCATCTGTTCTCTCAGCAGTCCAATATAAATTGGCACTTCCTTCAGGAAGAACATCTGTGTCAACTTGGTTAGCACCTGTTCCAAAGTCTATTAAAGTATCATCTATTGAATCTGTTGCTAAACTTACAGCTCCAGTACTTACACTAAAATGTGATGATGAGAAACTAGCAATACCTTTATTTGATGTTGTTGCATCCTCTGCTGCAATAGTGAAATTTGGATATGTTCCACTTGTTGTAATTCCTTCTCCATCTGTAAAAGCAACTGTCTGATCAGGAGATGAGTTAGTTATAGTAAAACTTGGATATGTACCTGATGTTGTTATACCTGTGCCATCAGTTAATGATACTGTTTGATCAGGACTACTATTTGTTATTGTAAAATTAGGATAAGTTCCTGCTGTGCTGATCCCAGTACCACTAGTTAGTGCCACAGTTTGATCAGGTGCTGTATTAGCTATTGTTAGTGTTCCTGCTGTATCATCATAAGTCTTACTAATTGATGTTCCTGCTACTACTAAGCTAGCCACTCTATCATCTGTTCTTTCCTCTGAAAAATATAAATTATTAGTTCCCTCAGAAACAGCATCAGTATCAAAGCTAATATTTGCAGTTCCATTAAATGCTGTTCCATTAATATTTCTTGATGTTTCAAGAGCTGTTGCTGTTGCAGCATTGCCAGTTGTAGAACCACTAGATCCTGATGTATTACCTGTCACATTACCTGTTAGATTACCTGTAACATTTCCTGTTACTGCTCCAGTTAGATCCCCAGTAACATTACCAGTAATTGTTCCTCCTGCTGTTATAGTCCCAACTGAGATATTAGGTGTGCCAGTTAAATTTGATGCAGTTGTGGAGTTCCCTGTAAGATCTCCTGTTACATCTCCTGTCACATTTCCTGTTAAGTTACCAGTAAAAGTTGTAGCAGCTACAGATGTTAATCCACTTATAACAGGATTTAATGAGATTGTTAATGCATTTCCAGTAGAATTAGTAGATATTTCATTTGCTGTTCCTACTACTGATAACACTTCTGTGTCTAAATCTATAGCTTGTTGTCCACCTGCATCACCTTGAAAGTCTAAATCTTGAACTCCTAACTGAGAATCAACATATGCTTTAATTGATTGCTGAGTAGCTAATGCTGTTGCACTATCTGAACTCATATCATCCTCATCCTTAAAGTCTGCTATTGTAATTGTACCATCTGAAAGTGATCCAAATGTCAAAGTACCTGAAACTGTTGTGTTTCCAGTTATATTTCCAGTCAAAGCTCCAACAAAGCTGTTTGCTGTTATTGTTCCAGTTGCTGTAAGATCACCAGTATTATTTATACTGATCCCACTTTCAGTTCCTAATCCATCAGATAGAACTTGTAATGATGAAGTTAATCCATCATTGTCCCCAACCTTTATTAGAGAATCATAACTGGATGCTATTGATATTCCTGTTAAACTACTTGCCATTTTTTCTTATTTTTAATTTTTTATTTATATATCTCATTAACTTTATAATGTTTTTTTGCTTAGGTTTATATATTTTCATATCTAACTTTTATAACACCCAACCTTGAAAAGTTGGCTCATCTCTATCAGGATATATATCATCATTTGTGTTTGATGTATATTCAGGATATGAAGTCTGATTAAAATCCATATAAGAAATAAACCTCCTTGTGTAATATTCTGCCATAGTTCTCTCCTTTTCAACCAAGAAATCTATTTCATTCTTACTAACTGTTTCTGCATTTTCAGATACATGCTTAAATATCCCACCATTCTTAATCTGATAAGCACCAAATGGAAGAAAGTCAACCATAGCATAATGAATAAGCATAGGCTGCACATAATCTATTAGTAATGTTTCATAAACAGTAGTAGCAATAGTTTCAGTTCTAATCAATTCTGCTATTTTATTATAAAGATCAGTACCTAAATAATGCTGAACATGGATCTCTTGTGCTATAGAGATAAAATGCATTAGCTTATCTGCTTGTACATTGCCATCTATTATAGTATTTTCTACTAAATCATTTCTATTTATAAATAATACTGTTGCTGCCATTGTTATCTTTTGTTTACAAAGCCATTATTTGCCATGTCTTTAGGTTTTTCTGCTACTTTTTTTGGATTCTTTTCAGGAATAAAACCTCCTGCTATACCTCTTGCCTGAGCTTCTGTTACTCTTTTGTCATTAGTTATGCCTTTATTAGGCAAAAACTCTCCTTGATCATTTCTTTTTCTAAAGTAAACTACTCTATTCCATGCATGATGACAGTTTCCTCCACCTTTATATAACCAAATAGAATAAGTTGCAGCTCCTCCTTCTCCCCAACCTGCATTAACTGGTTCACTATCCATAGCTATTATATCTTCTTTTCTATATATCTTTTTAGCTTTTAACATAGCTTTGCAAAATGGTCTAGTTACTACATCACCTTTTTTGTTTTTAGTTAATACACCTGCATATCTGTATCTCACTTTAAATAAACCTGCATCTTGTTCACTTTTACTAGCAGGATTTGCTGATCCAGTACTGACAGCTAATTGTAGCATTTCATTTTGCTTATCATCTTTCTGATAATCAACTACATCTTCTGATATTACTTCCCATCCATCAAGATCCTCATCTTCTCCCATATCAATTAAGAGCTCTGCCACCTCTTTTGTAAGGTGATCATTAGATCTGTGTATCTGCATACCTTTTTTTAGAGCTAATTTCTGTCCAGTTTCTTCTTCTCTTGTTTCCTGATCTGTAACATTTGTTAAATCTGTGAACTCTAAAGGTTGTAATGTCTTGAAATATAGCTTTAATGATATGTTATTAAATGCTAATATCTTATCAAATGCATCAATCATAAGATTTTGATAAGGTCTTATAACCATATTATCCATAAGTATTGATGCTTTCTCCATTTCATCTGCATTATTACCTAATCCAGTATTGTTTTTAATACCTAAAAGCATAGGAGAAACAACTCTATGAGCTACTAATATCTTTTCTTGTGATTCAGTACTTAAAAATTGATACTGATTATGTGCATCAGATAACTGTATTGGCTCTATACTAGCTTGTGATTCTGTGTTATCATTAAATGATAGTATAAATCTTCCTGCATTAGTTGATCCAGTAAACTTATCTGCTATTTTTCTTTCAATTATTGATCTTTCTTCTTCATTTGGTATTCCATTATTCATATTAATGATCATAGAAGGACTTAATCCATTCTTAATGTTATTCATATGAAAGTTTGATACCTCAGCTTCTAGCTCTGCATATTGTAATCCACCAGTATATGCAGGAGGACTATAGTAATAATAACCTGCTTTATATGGTTTAATAAACAATATCTCTATATTCTCTTTAGATGTACCAAATGCAGGTATTCTTTTAAGCTCATCAGATGACTTGTACTTGCTCCAATCAGGAAAGTAGTAATATCCTTCAATTTGTCCTTTATCTGAGCTAATTTCAGCTCTTAGTGTTTCTACTGGCATGTGTTCTATCTGTACTATCTGCTTTCTTCCCTTACCATAGATAACTTGTATTGCTGCTCCACCCATTAAGTAGTAATCATATATAACTTTTTTGATCACATCCTTTTTCATTAAGCTAATCATTTGTGCATACTGATCAGGTTTAGCTGAACTGTTTAATGCATCTAATCCTCTACCATATATCATCTCTGATATTCCATTAATACATGCATGGTTAGTTGGAGATGCCATAAAAGTATCAATTAAATATTGATAAAAATTGTTGTCCTCTCCATACATTACAAAATCCTTTCTTGGATCTTCAATAATTTTTGGTGAAACATAACTAGCTAACTCTAGTACTCTAATATCTCCTTCAAACTTAGGTTTTCTGTGTTGTCTGCTCATAATTATCCATTATATACTTTGTAGGTGTTGTCACCTTGTGTGCTTACTTTATATAATCCTTTAATTGGATCATAATATTCTGATGCTCTTTGTGAAATGGTCTGATTAGTACAAAAGATTCTGTCTTTATAAATTGTTTGTTTAACTTCTTCTCTAACCTCATCCCACTTACTTGTTGCTAAATTCCATTCTTCTGTTGCTGTTGCCCATGTTGCACCAATAGGTGTAAGAGCTTCATCCCAATCAATTGTAATATTATTCCATAATTCATAAACTGTGTCCCAGTTAGATCCTAATGAAAATAACTCTATTTCATAAAACTTTCCTTCCTCTAATGTTAATGCAACACTAATAGCTCCATAGTCTCCTAGCTTACCTATAGCAACCTGCTTAGTTTGAGTTATATTAGTTTCTTCATCTCTTACAACTAAATCTCCTGAGATTACAAATTTTCTAGGAATAAATTGAAAAGTCTGAGCTGATGTAGCAGTACTTAGAATTATCATACTTATATAATGCTATTTATTTATTTTTTTATAAAGTGTAAGATTATTTCTAAAAAAAAACCCCAACTTAAAAGCTGAGGTCTAACATTAAAAATAAATTGATTTTATTTACTAACCCAATATGATACCTGTGATAATTCAGTAATCATTATATTTATTCTTTCTTTGCAATTTTTTAAACTTTTAAATTGATATTTAAACCTTCCCCATCCCATTCTGTAATTTAATTGAGAAAAATTATACATTTCTCCATTTAGCTCAATTCTGTAAGGACTTGAACCAAATCCCACATTATAGATTTTAAATTCACCTAAATCAAATTTAGATTCATAATTTGCTATATAACCTGTTTCATAAAGGTCATTATTGTCAGGTAGTCTGTTAAATTTTAAAGTGTTTTTCATAGTGTTGTTTTTCATATTTGATATAAATATAATACATTATTATACATCTACCAAATTTATTTACAATTATTTTTAGGAAAGTTTATTACAAAAAAAAAGGAGACCTAAAAGATCTCCCTTAATTAGAAAAAAACACTTAACTATTATGATGTAGGAAAAGTACTAATTTGAGTTGTGCTATCCAAAGCTAAAACTACACTAGGTGTAATAAAAGATGGAGGAGCTGTTTCTAATGCTTCAAATGTTAAATTAAATCCATTAAATTCTCCCATTCCACTTCCTACTGAAAAATTTCCAGTATTTAAAGTAGCTCCATTTACTTGCCCAACTAATAAATAATTGTCATCATTATCAACAACCACTATATGAGGTCTGCCAACTGCTAACAATTTGATTTCCTCACTTGTTGCTCTATCATAATATTGAAGTTGAAGTGTAAGACTTTCTGTATAGAAGGTAGTACCATTGTCTGAAGAACTTGTCACAGTAGTATCTAGATTTGATGTTCCTCTTAGATCATATTGGAAGAAACTAGGTGTACCACTAAATGCAGTTATTAATCCTGCTGATTCAGTAATTGTTCCTAGTGTTCCAAAATCTGCAAAGTAAACTGTTTTTAGACCTCCTGCTTTGTTTCTACAAGGTACTATCCTTCCAGTAGTTATATTACAACTCATATTATTTTATTTTTTATAAATATAAGGAGGTTTTTCAACCCCCTATATATTTGGATTATTAACTTACTTACTATGCTTGGTAAAGAACTATCTCAGCTCCTATTCCATACTGGATTCCATATGCAAATCTAGCAACAAATCTTGCATTTCTATCACCTAATGTTTCAGATGTGTCAATTACCCTGATTTCATTTAGATCACTTAATACAGATGTTCCAAAGTATAAGTTTGAAGTCTGTGCTAATGCCATTGTGTTTGTTGACATACCTGATGCCATAAAGATTGGAATACCATCAAAAGTTAATGCTTGGTTATTATACCACATTTGACCTTTGTTTTCATATCCACCTCCAAAACCTAAGGCTAGACCACCTAAAGCTCTTATGTATGCTTTCATTACATCTTTAGAAACATATAATTTAAGATCATCCTTAGCATAAATTGTGTTAGGACATAGATCTAAAGTTGCTCCCATTTTTGCTACAACATTTGCAGGTGTAATTGCTACTGGACTTGGTACATCAATAATATCTGCATCAGCAGCCCATAATGTTTCATATCCATCTATTTCTCCTGCTGTTCCAGTTGTGCCAGTCCATATATTTGTTTCCACACTTGCAGCAATTTGGTCTGCAAAGTTTGCAATTATAAAGTCTGAAAAAGAAGAAGGCATATTAGTAAATGCACTTACTCCTAATTCTGCTGATTCCCATGAATCTACAAATTGTTTAGTACAAAAAGTAGTATTTACCTGAAATTCCTCAGTTTGTAATACTCTTTCTGTGATTGCTACAGTTCCTTGATCATCAAAATCACATGTTGAGTTCTTGATAAGACCTGATGCAGCTACCTTTTGTATTACACTCTTGTGTCTTACATTAGGCATAACAGTTACACCACCATTCTCTAGTGTTGTTCCTGAAAGTAATGCAGCAGCTATGTACAGTTTTGCACTCTCCCCTGCATATGTAGTTGTTATTGTTGGTTTTGCCATTTTAAAATTTTTTTTTTATTATTTTTATTTACTTAATTTTTTGATAATTCTATCAAGACTTGTTTCAACTCTATTTGATGAAATTTGAAATGCCATCTCTTTAGATTTTGATTCAGGACTATGTGTTATTGGCTGTGCTGCAGGTTCTGCTGATAACTCAGTTTCTAACTTTTTAATCTGATCTTTTTGTGATCCTAAAACTTCTGATAGATTTGTTTTCATTTCCTCTACCATTGATTTTAATTGATTAAATTCTTCTTTTGTTGGATAATCTGTAGCTAAATCTTCAGCCTTAACATCTTCTTTAGATGCCTCAATCACTTCTTCTTCTACTTCTGTAGTTGAAATAATGCTATCAATTAGACCTTCTTCTTTAACTACTACTGATCTTCCATCTTCCAAAGTATATTCACCTATTGGCATTGGAACTCTATCATCTTCTGTGATAATAAAGACCTCTCTACCACTTTCAAATGATTCTGCCTCTATAACAGTTCCATTCTCTAGGTTTAATGTATCAAGTTTGACTTCTTCAGCCTTAACTTCTACCTCTTTAACTTCTTTTGACAACTCCATGCCTAAAATGTTTTTGATTTTACTTATTGTATCAGTTGCTTTCATGACTATATAATTATATTGAATTAAAAATTTATATTTTTGGTTTAAGTTTCTGTTCTACCAACACCTTGTCCCCATATTGATCCATCACAACATTCAGCCCTATATGTATTGTCATCACATAGACAACCTTTTGTAGATCTTTTTGGACTTGTGTATGATGGTGTTGGATTTTTTCTTTTATTTTTACTCATCTTCCTTGATTATTGTAAGGTTTAATGTAATTATCTGATCCTTTATTTTTTGATGTTTTAGATTTAGCATGTACACCTTTTCTTCTAACCTTTTTTCTTTCTAAAGTTGTAGAACTAATAAACTTACTTCTTGCCATTCTTTTCTATAAATAAATCTTTAATATCATTTATTTGTTTCTTTGCTAATTTTTCTGAAACTCCTTCTTTAGGTCTTTCACTTTTATCTGCAAAATAGCCTTCTATTGAGAAACCTTTAACAACCCCCTCTTTTACATAGCTTTGCCATACTTCTTCTGAATCTACTCTAATAGATCCCATCCATGTGCCTACTGGTACTTGTTTAGTGTTCTCATACAATCTACTCTTATCATAGATCTCATCATTTACTATCCAACTCTCAACAAGTGTTAAACCTTTTAAACTGTATTGATGTTCTAAAGATGCATTTTGTTGATTCCCTTGTTTTAAATACATCTGTGATGCTTTCTCAACTGTATCATTTGAAAAGAATATATAATAATCTTCCTCTCCATTGTTTCTTAAAATTGGTTTGTTAGGAATTAATATAGCACCAAGTAGTATTCTTTTATCTTTATTTACTTCTGCTAGTTTAATTTCTTGATCTTTTAATGCAACAAAATTACTTTGAATTGCAGGATTCTCTACAATGGAAATTGCATCAACTCCATTGAACTCTAATTCCTCATCTAATATTAATTCTATTATCTTCATATCTATATAATATATTTGTTTATGTTTTTATTAAATTCCCCCTGCCATGCCTGAACCTCCTAATGCTGCTGTTCTTATTCTATTTCTTTCTAACTCTTGTGCTGATGTAACTTCTTCAGCTACTACATAAGCTCTAACTGGTTCTTTTTGTTGTCCTCCTATAGCTGATGCTAATTGATTCATTGGTGATGCACCTACTACATTAAAATCAGGAGCAGCTAATTGAGGTACTGGAGCTTGTTGTCCTCCACCACCTGCTGTAATACCACCAACACTTAGAACTGGGATTTGTGTTTGTTGTATAGCTTTTACTTGTGCAAACCCAGTAGCTAATACAGTTGCAACTCCTGCTATTTTACCTATTAATGTAGTTTCAGTTTCTAATACATCTGCTGCACCTGCATATGTAGATATGATTGCATTTGCTATACTTAATGCTTTTGCTGCATTTGAACCCTCAGTAGCAAACCCTAAAGCTAAAGCTGTAAATTTTAAAACAGTATCTGATTTAAACTTTTCTCCAGTTTCAGTTATATCTCCAGTATCATCTTCACTCTTTTTAGTTATAGCTGCTATAGCTTCTGCTTTAGCTTCTTCTAAACCTTCAACATCACCATTATATTTTTTGGCTTGTGCAATTAAAGCATCATATCTTTCCTGAGCTTTAGTAACTAATAATGTTGTTTTTTCTTCTTCACTTACAGCTAATGCCTCTCTTTGTGCTAATGTAAATGCAGCTTCATCTTCTAACTCTTTTTGTTTATCTGCTTCTGCAGTAGCTTTGTCAGCATCCTTCTTAGCTTGTTCTTCAGCTCTTAATGCTATAGATTGACTGGTTACTTCTTTTTGTTTTGTAAGTTTTGCAGTTTCAAGTCTAATCAGTTCAGATTGTAGTTGTGCCTCTGCCTCTAAATCTTCTTTTTTACTTGCACCAAAACTGTTCTGTAATTTAAGATTGTCTAATCTAGTTTGTGCTAATTTTATTTCTTTGTTTGTTATTTCTTCTTCTAAAGCACCTGCTTGTTCTAAAAATCCAATTCTTTGCTCTGTATCAAATTGTGTTTTATCAACTGCTTTTTCTAACAATTCTGCTCTATCTCTATCAGCTTTAGCTCTATCTACTATTAATTTTCTTTCATCTTTATCTGCTGCTGCTCTTAGATCTGATAACAACTCTGCTTGTTTAATTTCTTTTGCAGTTTCTTTACCAAAATCTTTAATCCCTTCAACTGTATCACTTACACTTTCTTTAAGATTGTCAAACTCTAAAGCTGCTGCACCTATTTGTCCAGTAAAAATTTTACCTAATATTTTACCTGCACTTATTATTGACTTTCCTAAGTTCTCTAATATGTCAAGAGAATTTCCTACAATAACATTAAAACTTAACATTAACTTATTGAATCTATCTTGACCTTCTTCTGAGTTTGTGAATGCTGCTGTTACAGATCCTAAAACAACAGCAAAAGCTCCAATACCACTTGCTATCAAAGCACCTTTTAAGGTTCTTAGGCTAAGGATTGCTGTCTTTATACCTTTTACTACACCCTTAAAACTTGAAACTAGCCCACCAGTTATGGCATCACCAGTTTCACCAACTGCATCCATATCAGTTGCAGTATCTTTTAGTTTATCATTAGTTTCTTGGATCTCTTTGTTAGCTTCTTTGTTATCAACTTCAAAAAGTAACTGTATTTTTTTTATAACACTCATTTGTTTTTATTTATTTCCCAGTTAGCCATCCTTTTAGCAATCTTTAAACCCTTCTTCCAGTTGTCAGGTAGATATTTAGATCCTTGTGCAAACTTTATATTCTCAGTTTCACCATTTACTACCTGTAATAAGTCTATAATGTTCTTTAACATGCTATCTATATAATACTTAATTGTTTGCTTTTTAATTTTTTTTCATATTCTTTTTGATCACCTGCTCCATCCCATTGATTCTCTCTCCACCATGATGTTATTATGTATTTAGTTCCATATGTTACTTCTGTTCCTCCATGTGTCATGTATTCATTGATATGTCCATGTTGTAAATTGTTCCATACTACTGCTTTTCCTTGTTCAGGTTTAATTTCCTTTTTTAAATGTGGAAAATTAGTAGAACCACCCTCAAAATTGTGATTTAAATACAACATAAAAGTATATGTTCTATTGCCTGATGATAAACAATTTCTTTGATAGCTATCTCCTTTGAAATAATCTTGGTGATCTCTAAAATATTGCCCTGCTTCATACCTTTGTCCTTGTAATGATTCACCTTTTTTAATATTTAAACCTAAATACTTAGCAATTCTTTTGTGTAATGATTCTACAGTTGGATCATTAGCAACTAAGTTAGCTGTATATGATGTTCTTGATAGATTGTATTCATTCATTTTCTCACCTGCTCCTACAACCATAGACTTAGCTGCATATTTATCTATCATCCTTATTAAATATTCAGATTCATTATTACTAAGGAAGTTTTTTATCTCTTTCATTATTGACAATTTAAACTAAATGGCCCAGTTAAAGTTTGTGCTGATGCATTCCAAAAATAATAAACTCCACCTGCTGAACTTGAGTAATATTGGTCTGCTGTTTTTAAAGTTAAACAATCAGTATCATCATAGACTGCTGAAGAAGATGCTAAAGTACTAGCATTTAAATTAACTGATCTAGTGTTTACTTCAGTACACAAATTTGCTGCTATTGATGCTTTGTATAAATTAACTTGGAAACAACTTGGAGCAGGAGGTGGTGGAGGTGGAGGTGGTATTGGCACATTTGATTGACAATCTAAACAGTTTGCACCTGCTGTTGATTCAGTAGCATAAAAATTAAAATTACTATTATTCAACTCTATTGGATTTACTCCTTGATTATTATCTAACCATCTGTAACATTCAAATTGACCTACCTCTGAAACAACCCACCATGTTGAAATTATTTGTGAACTATAAACTGATATAGTTGCTCCAGTAGGATCATCACAACTTATAAATGTTGCATAGTTTGTTGATCCTGAAGGTGGTACAGGTGGAGTTATTGGTGTAAGACAGTTGTTTCCTCCATCAGATGTAATTGCTCCAATCTGAGATCCATTAGCTAATATATCTGTTCCTACAACTTGATACCTATCTCCTCCTTGAATTGTAACTGTGTCATTTACATTTAAACTCAAATCTGCTGCTCTTTGTAGTGATAAATAACCAGTTGATGCATCAGCACATCTTGATAATGCATAGAATTGTGTGTTTGATGCAATAGTAGGACAACCAGTCTGACCAGTATCTGTTACAGTTCCAATATCTGCTAATCCTCCTCCAACAGTTCCAGTAACTGTATAAGGCATTCCATCAGGAGCTTGTACTCTATCTCCATTACTTAGTGTTATATCAGAAGTAAATTGTCCAGTTCTGTAACCAGTTTGATTTGTGTAACATTGTGTCAAAGTATAATATTCAGGACATTGTGTTGCTGCTGATGTTGAAATATTAACTCCACTTCCACTTGTAGTTGTGCCTAAAACTTTATATAAAACACTAGGTGTTCCAGTTTCTTGCACCATATCATTTATGTTATAACTTGCCTCTAATGTTGTTTGTGTTGATATAAATCCAGTATTACCAGTTGAACACTTTTGTAAAGCATAGTATAAAGTTTGAGTACATGGAGTTGCAGGACATCCTAATTGGTTCTCACTACTTACTGCCCCTAACTGTCTGTCTGTTGCAAAAGTTGTAGGATCTGTTGTTGTACCATTTACTGTGTAACATTGCCCATTCTGATCTGTAACTAAAGATGCATTTGCAGGTGTTGCATTTTGAGTTAAACTAATATCATCAGTTGTTGTTGTTGTGACATATGCATAAGCTGTATCACAATGTTGTAAAGTATAATACTGTATTGCAGGAGGTGGTGGTGTTCCTCCACAAGTACAAGAACTTAAACTGTCAAGATTTATTGTTGCAGTTGTGTTAGCAGTTGTTGCTACATGATAACATGTAGAGCTGTATGTTAATTCAGTTCCACTTAAATTAGAACAATTACTGTAACCATAATGAACTATTGTTGACTGATTAGTACAATCATTTAAAGTATAATAATAAGTAGCACATGATGCATTTGGTAAACTGTCTATATCAATAGTCCCACTATTTGATGTTGGTGATATTACATAAGTCTGATTATTGTATAGCCTAGATCCTGATAAAGAACTGTTAGAACTAAAACCTATATAAGATGTTCCACTACAACATGGATTTAATTGATAGTAGTTAGTTGTTGAATTTCCTGAACATGTTAACTGAACTGGACTAGGTGTTGATGCTATTGTAATAGATGGTACTGTTGATTGTGCTGTTCCATTTTCTATTACATACTTAACAGCAGGTGCTGCTCCATCAAAAACTTGCTGTGTATTAATATATGTTGGGCTACCTACTGCTGATGCTGTTCTTAAATTTGTTTGTCCATCTGAACATCTTCTCAAGCCATAATAGTTTGTGGTTGGAGGTGTAGCTCCTGATGGGCATCCATTTAATCCAGTTGATGATACAATTTTGATTGTGTGTGTATTAGGAACATTGTTACCAGTTACTTTAAATGTGTTTCCTGATGTATCAACAACTCTAGTATTATTAGATAAGTTTAAATCAGCTATAGTAAGTGATGATTCAAATGTTGCATTAGGACTATCACATTGGTATAATGTTAATACATTAGTTGATGGTGATGTTGAAGGAGGCTGACCTTCTTCTCCTCCTGCATCAGGCTGAGTTGCTAAAGTGTCATTTACTGTCTCATTTAATAGTTCTAATTGACTAGATCCTGATAAAAGATTTGTAGTTATGCTGTTTATTCTGTATCTGTCATTATTAATTACAACAATATCTGCTAGTGTATAGTTAATAACAAACTTCTTAGGTAGTCTAGCTGTTATTTTAGATAGTCTTTTAGCTTGATTAAACACTCCTGCTATATAAAATCTGTAGTATTTTTCAAATAATGATTCTGTAAAGTTGTTTCCAGTTGTCCATTCATTGATTTCTAATCCAAAATTGATAGTTTCTGCATTAGTTGCAGCATCAAAACTCACAGAATTAGATGGAATCCATATGTCATTAATAGGTACTATGCCTCCAGTACTGTTTTTAGTCTGCAAAAATCTAATAGGTTCAGATGTTGGTAATGAAACATACTTACCTATAAATAAAACAGCATCTTCAAAATATGGTTCACTACTTTCATCTGCCATCCATCCCCATTGTATATCTGTTTGTGAATTAGAACCTCCATTTGGATCAGATAGTCTTTCATATTTTAAATGTGCAAAAGGTGCTTCAACTTTATATGATTCACTATTACTGTCTAACCCCCCAGTTTCAACATAACTTAAACCTCCCCAACTTGTTGAACTTAATTGGTCATGTTGATCTCCTAATATTGCTCCAGTATCTTTATATTTAAACTCTATTTCTTCATATGGTAGAGCTTTGTCTATTGTCATAGATTGAGGATCTACATATTCAGTTATATCTCTAACCACTCCTGCTTGATAATAACTCTCTAATGTTTGAACATGAATAATACCATCAATCTCATAAGCTGTTAAGTTGAACATTTTAAAAAGTCCAGTTAAAAAATCTATAACATTTATATTAGGTAAGTTTTGACTTATGATAAACTGCTTAGTTAATGTTATTGATATTGCTGCAGATGTTTGAGATGTTAAGATGTTTCCACTAGGATCAGTTCCTTCAAATGTTACACTTGTTATGTCAAATGCTGTTTCTGTTTCTATTGTTACAGTATATCCTTGTGTTGAGTTTGTTAGTATTTGAGAAAATTGAACTATAGTTCCAGTTGATGTTAAAAATTCTCTTTCAAACAAAGTGTCATTTCCTTCTTTAATTTTAACAGTAAATGTTGGATGTGCTTGTTGTGTGTTAATTGTCCATTGACCTAATACTGATCCATCTCTTAACAAACCATAAACTATAACTCTTGAATCATTTGTAACTATGTGATTACTTGATGCAGTTGCAAGTCCAGTTATAAGTCTTTCTGCTATTCCTAAATCTTCAAATACTCTACCTTCTTTATTTTGACAAAGCATATATAGGTTTTGGTAAGCCTCTGATCCATTTGTTAAATCAAAAAAGTCATCACTAAAGTTTATTGATTCATACTGATCTTCAATAGCCTTAACAATTAGATGAGCTTTAATGGAATAAGTTAAATCTTCAAAGTAAACACCATGAACATCATTAGCTCCTAAACTTGATGGATTAGTTGGATATAAATTTCCACCATTAGCTATATTTACTTCTTCATCTGAATTTAAATATGGAAAGTTTGTAACTGGAGAACTATCATACCAAAGTCTAACTGTGTTAGATATTAATGGGACTATTACTGCTGCTGTATATTCTGTTCCACCTGCTGTGTGTTTATAACCTTCAGGATCTGTTAAAATTGATTGAATAGTAGCAGCATCATAATCTAAATTAAAATTGTTTAGCCATGTTAATCCAGTAATTTTATCATCTTTTAAAGTGTCTTTTAGGTTTACTGTGTTTCCAAAGAAGGTTACTCTATATGATTCAGGTTTACCTTTAACTAAGTTTACACCTTCTAGTCTGATCTTACCATTTCTAAATGGAATTGAATTAAGCTCTATCTTAGCACTTATCTTTTTTCTAGCATCAAAAGTATAACCTTGAACTAAATTGAATCTGTAGTAGTGTTTAAATATCTTATTATTAACATCAGATGCAGGTAAAGTAAAAGGTTTTGTAAAATCTGTAAAGACTTTAGAAATATCTCTAATGTTTTGAATTGTCTGAGTTAAACTAACACTCTCATCATCAAAAAGCTCTACTCTTTGATCTTGTATATATAATTGAAATTTGCTCATTATCTAACACTATTTATCACATCATATGCAAACCCTACATTTATTGAGTAGTTTACAAGTTTATCATTTACTTTTGTTTTCTTAGTTAATGAATTTGTTATAACATTAACTGGATATATTGTTGTCCCAATCTCAGCCCATACTTGTTCTGATAGCATTAATTGCTTAATTGTTTCAAATTGTCCTTGATCTACATAACCAGTATTTAATGTTATTTGTTCTGATCCTTGTTTATTGTAAACATATTTCTGATGATTAGTATTTGAATATGTGTTTGCACTCATTAACATTGAATCATAATTCTCTTGTGTAACATTTAAACTTAGTATATTCTTTTTGTTAAAATAGAACATTTGTAATCCTCCAAATTTATTAACAAAAACAACTTTAATATATTGATAAACTGGTTCACATATTCTTACAATATTAACCTGGATTCCTCCAA